GCTCTCGCCTCTTTGTAGGCATCCAATTCTTTGTTAAACGCTTTAGTAGGCATATACCTTTGACTATGGGCATCGCCTGTGTTCATCTGTATACTCAAACCCTTACAGCCAAAGCATCCTTCAACTGGCTCAGGGTGATGTTCCCAATGTTTCATATTGCTGTAAAGTTACTTTCTGTGACACCAACTCCACCAGCGATAAGTGCTGCCTTTGTGGTATCATCTACTATGTGGTTGTAACCACCTTCGTAGACTTGTGGGTAGCTAGCTAAATCTCCATCAACAGGATATCGAATTTGTGCGTACCCACCAGTTGGCTTTAGTACTATTGTAATACCTCTGTCAAGTTTATAAAAGTAAAACAGTCGTCCACCACCAGCAGGACCCTCTTCAGCCGTGGGGGTTGTGAAGATATATTCGGTCATAAGTCCTCCTAATGAACTCACCCCAAGGGGTAGGTTTCTAGGCCTACCCTTCAGAGTCAATCAACTAGAGAGCTGCGATTGAGGAACCAGATTCAATACGATACAGTGCTTCTTCACGATAACGTGCAAAGCCGAGTACGCCGTACCAACCCATTGGGCGGAAGCGCATCAACTTATCGGTTACGTTTCCGATAACAATGTGTGGCTCTTCTGCAACAGCCTCAGCAAGTGCTTGCTGTCCGCAGAGGATAGTATCAAATACGCGTGTTACTGGAGTTACAGTTACAGTTGTTGTAGCAGTAACTGCAGCAGTGTTGGCTGTATCTACAGTGAATGTAGTGGTTGAGCCAGAAGTGCTGATTGCAGTAATCTTTGCACCTGATGCAATACCAGTTCCAGCAACCTTGTCGCCTACCTCAGCGCGGGTTGCGATTACAGCAGAAGAAGCAACACCAAAGGTGAAGCCTGCTGATGTACCTGCAACGGTTACTGCGGTTGTAGCAAGAGCAGACTGGTCTGCGCCATCTTTAGCATTTGGCAAACGAGAAGACTCAACAAAGAATGCTCCTTCGTAGTCGCCAATTTCTCCAGCCCATACGTTATTAACGGCTGGGTCAGAGTTGATGTGAGCGAAGTTCCAGCCTAGGTTTCCAGACTCTGCACGCAAATCATGGGAAACTTCTGGGTGGATACCGCACCAGTAGTAAGAGCCACGGCGAGCCTTGGCCTTATTAGCGCGGAGCTTAGCAACAGCCTTACGGATGTCTGCTGAGTCAATTGTTGCTGCAGCAGAGATTGTTGCAGTGCTTGTAGCAGTGCTTCCGCTGTAGATTACGTTAGTTCCGCCAGTTAGTGTTGTTGAAACAACCTGGTCAATAGAATCAGCAAGGTTGTATGCAATGATGTTTGCAATAGCTGGGTCTACGTCTGCTAGTGAGAATAGCTCAAGAGCACGGGTTACTAGGACAGCATTACCGTACTCGTTAAGAGTAATGGTTACTGATGTCGGAGTTGTTAGAGCAACTGCATCTGGGTCAGTTGTCTCTGTTAGTGTTGAAGTTTTTGCATCCAAGTCAACATAGCGCTGTAGCACTACAGTTGAACCTGGGATTGCTTGACGGGCAGGACGCTTATCTGCTACAGAACGAAGTAGTGGTTCTGAACGGAGAGCGAACTCGAGAAGACGGTCATACGCCTTCTGTACGAGACCTGCGCCACCAACTGTTCCACCGAGAGACGTGCTCGCGGTTGATGTATATTGTGACATTAGTTTTTAGTCTCCTTGACTATGAACGGATTATTGTTGTGACTGAAGGATAGATAGTAGCTCTTCGGCTGAACCAGCTTGGTTCATACGCTGTTCTACATCTAGTCCTCTGTCAGGTGTCAAAGCACCTTGTGTCAGGACATCTTGCTGGCGAAGCCGTGCAAGGTCCTGCTGACTTACTGGTGCCTCTTGTTCTGCTACCTTGATTCCAAACAAGTCTGCGTTATCATCGAGCCAGTTAGAAACTGAATCCTCGTTAACATCATCCAAGTCTTTCAATACAAGGCGTGCAGCCTTTTGGTTGACACCCTTCTTTTCTAGGACTTCTTTGACAACTCGCTCACGCTGCACTTTGGATAAACCCTCAAGTTGCTCAGTGAGTTCCTTAATACGTTTCTCATCAGAACGCTTAGCTTTACGGAGTTTCTTTAGTAAGTCACTCTCGGTTACACCAAACGACTGTGACTCTGTATCCAGGTCATCGTCTTCTTCATCCCAGTAGTTGTTGCTCATAGCAACCACCCTTCTATTCGTTGTTAGTCGCAAGCCTCAATTCCATTCGGGGTAATGGGTTGGCTCTTGCTATCGGTCTAATACGCTGCATGGGGCCGATGGGTCCATGTCAGGATTCTATATTAAGCCGCCTGTTGCTCGGCGTTGTGACTTAAGCATTCCAGATGTGCCACTAAACTCTGCTATTTCTCTAGCAGATAGTCTTTCTCGTGCAGTTTTAGCTTCCGCTAAATTCATAAATGCTTCTTGTTCAGCTTGTTTACGTCCATACTGTTGTAGGCTTTTACCATAAATTGAACTTAGTTTCTCTGCGGTTGGTAGTACACCAGCTACTGCAGCATATCCCTTACGGGCTTCTTCTAGGTCGACACCTTGTGCTTGTAACTGCTCAATACTAAGTCCTTGACGACTGACATTTGTATATTCAGATACATCAGTTGGGCCTTGTGTTAGTCCAATACTTAAGTTCTGGGCAAGAGCAGCTCCGCCAATTTCAGCAGCTTGAATCTTGCGCTGGATAGCGGGTAGCTGATTAACAGGGTCAATAACATAAGCCAAGATATCTGTATCATTTAACTCAGGGAAGAGTTTGTTTAAAGCATCTTTGGTTACTGCTGCGCCCTTAACAATTCTATCATACCCAGCAGATACACGTCCTGCTAGTTCATCAGCTGATACCATGCTGCCAATTAAATTACTATATCTGTCGCGGTTAGCAAACTGCTTTAAGCCATAAGCATTAAAGATTTTACTGTAAGCTGCTTCAGTAGCAAGATATGTTTTATCATCTAGCATTGCAAAGCCTGCGTCTTGAAGCTTTTTGTTTCCAGCAAAACGGGTAAGGTATGCACTATTAAAACGATTATCAAACTTAAGAAGATTCAGTGCATCTTCTGAAGAGATGCCAGGGTATAACCTACGAATCTCAGCCATTACTTCGACAAGGCCTTCTACTCCAACAGCGCCTAGGGCCGCAGCAGCGGCTGCTAATCCTGCATCAGAAACGGTTGCATATTGTGGTTGTTCATTAACGACTCCTTTAAATACAGGAGGTAATTGCATGTAGTTAAACTGACCAGATGCAACAGCATCAGTTATAATTTTATCGCCTTCAGCTTCAGCTTTTTCTCCTTCAGCTGCAGAAAGTTTAGCTTCTGCTGCTAATCTTTCCGCTTCTGCAATATCAGCTTCAGCCTGTGCTAGGATAGCAGCTAAATCATCTGCTGCCTTAGTAATAGCTTCATCAATAGATGTTTTTAATTTAGTAGTCTCCGCAGCGATGGCTGCCTTTGCAGGGTCGACTACCTTACTAGGGTCATACCCCTCAAGGGCTCTCTCAACTTCATAAGGTCTTTCTTTTTGAACAGCGGTTATAGTACCAGATTCAGTGCCTCTGGAAGCAGCAGAGTCTGTTCTGCCTCGTGATATGCCTAGCTCAGCATCTTTTTGAGCATCTGTTTTAAATTTTCTGGCCATATCCTACCTATCCGATAAAGTTTCTAATAAGAGCTCTAGCATCACTTAACTGCTGCTCTCTTACTACGGGTGAATTCTTGGCTTCAGGAAGAGTATATAAATATTTTTCCCAATCATTAAATGGCATAACTTTATCTCCCGAATATACTGGGGCAAGTCTTGTCAAGTCTACTTGGTTTTGAGGAATTCCTGTAAATTTAGAGTAAGCAGCTAAATAGGTTCCAAGCGCTTCTTTGGGGCTCAGGCCTTGCTTAATGTAATCTTTAAGAGCAGGCATAGCAACTTCTGCTTGAAGTCTAATCTTACTAAGATTATTATCTAGTGCTTGCTTACTGCGTATTGAATTGATAGCTAGTTTGTATAAAGACTTATCATCAATAGGAATACCATAGTCTCTGTATTCTTCACGCAGAACATTATAGGTACCGCCAAGGGCGCCCTTACGCATAAGCAAACTGTCTGCCTCGTCAACACCATCTTTGAATACTTCTTTTGCTTTATTCTGAACCTCATCAAGAAGTAACTGTTGACGCTCTAGCTGGGTTAATGCTCCCCCACGCTTCTTCTCTAAATCATTAATCTTCTTAGCATAGCTTTCAGCTTCTTTCTTGCTAGCTTTAATATCTAGATAATCAAGAACAGACTGTTGTAGTTCTACTACCAAAGCATCAGCTGGAGTCAGGGCAATCTTACGAGCAGCGCCCGTCTTGGTGCCAGCTAAGTCAAAGAATCCTTGAGCAAGGGCTGGATTAGTAACTAACTTATTTACAGCATCGCCATAGCTATCACCAGTAGTGTCAGCATAACGCATGACATTTTCTAGCGCGTCCATGTCTTCTTCTCTGACGGCTATGTTTCCACCAGCATTAACTAATCTTAAAAGATAATCTTCGGTTGGTGCTTTGTTACGGCTGTATAAACCACGTATCTGAGCAAGTTTTGCTAGAAGTTCAACCTTCTGCTCATTGTTTAATGTTCCAAATATCTTGGCACCATCACCTGGAGCATACTGAGTTACTCCATAAGTTTTCTTAGTAACATCATAATACTTTTTAGTTTTCCA